ATACATCGCCAATGTTATGGCTTAAAACTAAACACGAAAGCGTAAGAGTTACTAATCCGCTTTTTAAAACACCCGAACAAAAGGCGATTGAAGAAATAGACTTCTTATCTATATTTAAAGAGAAAATACAGCCTATAACGTATCAATACGAGCCTTACAATAACAACGGGTTTGACCGATTAGTATTATCTGATATTCATATCGGTATGGATGTAAATAAAGACGGGTTCGCTTTATACGATGGTGCTTGGAATGAGCAACACCTTAACGAGCGTTTAGAAACAACAATTAAACACGTTTTAAGCCATAAAAAATTCGATACGATATACATTGATGATTTAGGGGATTTGATGGACGGTTGGGATGGTATGACAATAAGACGTGAACACCACCTACCTCAAAATATGGATAATCAAAAAGCGTTTGATGTAGCTTTAAGATTTAAAATAAGATTGATTGAAAGTTTAGTAGGTGCTTATGAAAAAATCGTTTGTCATAACGTTACGGACGATAATCATTCGGGAGCGTTTTCTTATATCGTTAATTCTGCATTTAAGGCTTACATCGAATTAAAATATCCTAATAATGTAACGGTAAACATCCAGCGTAAATTTATCGATTACTATAAGGTTAAAAACTTTATCTTTGTGCTTTGTCACGGCAAAGACGGTGGTAATATGAAATTCGGACTTAAACCGCAATTAGACGATAGACAAATCAAATTCATATCGAATTATATTGATGAGAATTATTTAGCCAATAAACAAACTGTAATTGAGTTTTGTAAAGGCGATAGTCATCAAAGTTTAATTGACAAATCAAGTAGTAAAAAATTCCAATACCATAATTTTCCAAGTTTTGCACCTCCATCAAATTGGGTTAAAACAAACTTTCAAAACTCAATGAGTGGTTTTAGCTTTAGGAACTATTATGATAACGGACAAATGTCAAATCACGATTATATTTTTTAATAACTTTAAACTTAAATATTATGACAAAAGAAGAATTAAAAGCGAAAGAAACTGTAATAAAAATGCAGTTTCAAAAACAACCTTTAGACTTTGAACAAGCCAAACAATGCGCTTTGATTTGCGTTGAAACCGAATACCACTCACTAAGAGAGCAGTTGTTTAATTTAAGGTCTTGTGGTTTAATACCTAACGAAAACGTTTATCTGCACAGACTACAAGAATTAATAGATGAAGAGCAACAAGTAAAAACCGAAATCGAAAAACTATGATACCGAAACATTACCCACAAAGTTACGATGTTATCGACTTTGTAAAAGACAATGATTTGAATTTTAACGAGGGCAACATCATTAAATATGTAGTCCGTTGCAGAAAGAAAGGAACGCATTTACAAGACCTACAAAAAGCAAAAGACTATTTAGAACGTGAAATTGATTACTTAACTAAAAAAGAGTTGCAAAAATGAGTCTAACACCACTACAACGAATTAACCGCATATTAGCTTTTTACTATAAGCGTGGAACGAATAAGGAAAGCGCAAATAAAGTATATCGTAAAATATTAGCAATTAAATTCAAAAAAGAAAAAATATGAAAACAACAATAATAACACTTTCCGCACTATTACTGATAGGGTGTGGAAGCCGCAAAGTCGAAACCTCAAAAGAAACAGTTAAAGAGGAAGTAACACAGACGGTAAAGACCGAAACGAAAACAGACACAAACGAAACCGTTAAAGTACTTGACACTTCGACGGTAGATGAAATAGAGTTTGTGCCAATCGACACTACAAAGCCAATCATATACAACGGTCAAAAAGTATTTAACGCTAAAATAAGACACTCAAAAAGAAAAAACGATATAACTACCGTATCGAGTAAGAAAGTGTCGCAAATCGAAAGAAAAGAGGTTAAAACAAAGGCAAAGCGTGAAGTTAAGGTAAAGGATAAAGTTACAGAAGCTAAACGAGGTTTCCCTTGGTGGATTTTATTAGTTATCGGTGCGCTTTATTTAGCCTACCGAAAAGTAAAAAGTATGAATGTGATATAAAAAGAAACCCGCTTAGTTATTGAGCGGGTTTTTTTGTTAGTTGGTTGTTTCGGGTTTAAATGTTTCTTTGTAATATTTTTCAAATTGTTTTTCAAATATATCACGCAAAAAACCAGCTTTTGTACATTGTTGTAAAACCGCATCTTTCATTTGTTGCTTTTCCATTTCTAAAATATAATAGTAGGAATTTATAAATTCTCTACCATCTACAGAATGAACATTAAATAAATTAGGATGTTCTTTTTCTAATTTAGAAAACAATTCTTGAACTGCTGTTTTCATATTAATTATGAATTTTAAATATTGGAGCCATTGAATATTTGCCTAATAAGTAAACAAACTCTTCTCCATTAAAAACATTTATTTTTTTTCTTATGATTTGATTGTCGACTAATGCAACGATAAAATTACCTTTACGCTCGATTACTTTTGCAAACCAAACACAGTTTGAATCACATATTGAAGTTGCTTTTAAAATGCTGTCTTTTTGAATAGTTGTCATAATCTTATTTGTTTTAGTTTGATGTTGTAAAAGTAGTATTAATTTAATTACCAACAAAGGAATATTTAAAATTTAACATTTCTTTAACATTTAACCTATTCAAATTATAACTATCTTAGCACAGATTTCATAATTTTAAGTTTTGGTTTAACCCTCTCTCGCTAAATTGGTTTAGGATTGAGGGTTTTTTACTTTAGTAACAGTCAAAAGTTGCTCTTAGTTCGTCTATTAAATCGAAAATGTCTTTCGGTAAATTTCCATTATATTTCATATAAAAACCATCCGCAATAACATCTACAATTTCTTCTTCAGTTAAGTTTGTTGCTTGTGTTAAACTTACAACGGCTTCTTCCGCATCATTTATTTGTCTTTCTGTAAACGCCATAATATATAAATTTAATTGTTACTTCCTAACCGTTGTACTTACTTCTCTGCTTTTAACTCCGTCTACTGTTTGAGTAATTGTAAACGTTGCTGATTTAAAACTCGGCTCTACTGCTACCGATACGATGTTTACGGGTTGATTTACGCCCGTTGCTGCTGTTATCCCGTTGCGCTTGATTTCGTAGTTTGCTCCGATGTGAGGACTGTACCATCCCAAGTTAACGTACTTTTGGGATTGGTTTCCAGAATAAACCCCGTGAAAGCTAATCGGCGGTTCAACCGTGCATAGTAGCACTAATAATAAAATTGTTTTCATAATTTTTCTATATTTATCGTTAATTTTAGTTGTATAATACACATTTTATAGCGAGTAGCCGAAAGTTATGTGAGATTGTTACAATTCATCTCTACAAGAACAACTACATTCAGCAGTAGTACAATTACATCTAATATTGCATTCAGAGCATTCGTGAAAATGCATATTTTCCCTACAATCATTACATTCATCATTTTCATCTAAATCAGTATGTATGTTACAATAACTACCACAAGAAGGGCATTTGTCTTTTTGCTCAAATTCAGAACTAGGATAATTGTTTAATGTTCCATTATTGCCTCTGTGTTTACATTCTTTACATTGTTCATTACATTTATCTTTCATAGAAAAATCTTGATTACCGCAAATAAAATCTTTTTTCATAATAAAATTAAGTTTTTAAAAACCCACAACCTCACATAACAAGTGTTTGGCAAAAAAGCGGGTTCGGTTATTAATTTATAATCTGTTTTGTGTCTTTATAATCTAGGCTTAATCGAAAAATTGTCTTTACTTTTCCGCTTCTTCGCCAAACACTCGGACGTTAGCACTTATTTTCGAGAACGAGTGCTTAACTGAACGATTGACTTTTTTATAACAAAATTTTCTTTGTCATAAGGTTCTTTAAAATCATACTTTTCCAAAGTGCTTTTTGAAACATCTAAGAAATGACCCCAAATTTTATATAAGATTGTTAAATCACCAAAATAATAATCTTTATTAAGGCTTTTAATGTGTAAGTGATATACTTTTCTCATTTTCTAGTTAGTTAAATTAATTTTTCTTTTACACTCACCTAAGCAAATAGCATCCATTCCCCAACCCCATTTTAATTTATCTTTACCATATTGGTCAGTATAAAATGTTCCGCTAAAATCAGTAACTGCTTCCCATTTTCCCCATCCTTTCCCATAACCGTTAAAAACCATATTTCTATGATAATATTTACCTTCTAAAATAGCCAATTCATAATTAACTCCGTAAGTGTCAGAACCAGAATATAATTTTACCGTTTTCATAATTATAGTTTTTTAAAATTTATATATGCAAATATAAGTATTAATATTATCAACTTCCAAATAAAAATGCAAATATTATTAATAAAAATATCAAATAAAAAAACAAGTGCTAACATACGCTAACCGCCAATAAGCGCAGTTTCTGTCATTCGTTTGGTTGAAAATTTATTTCTGTTTCAATACCTCCCTAATCCCATCAACAACCATTTCAGTAAGTTGTGCATCGTTAAATCCTAATTTCCTACCAAACGTTACAAAGCGCTCGAAATCTACTTTCTTTGTTTGTTGGAATTGCTGTCTTTGTTTGTGGTTAATCCCTAAAGCGGTGCATAAGGGATGGTTGTCTAAGCCTGAGGCTTTGAATAGTTTTTCGTACATAATTCTCTATTTTTGTGTGAATGTTTCGTTGAATTGTTTTAGGGGTTTATCTCTTTTAAAAATTCGTTGAATGTTTGGTCGATTGAATGTTCTGCTAAATTACTCGGTGCATTTTGCTTCAACCTCTCCCGTAACGCTTCGATTTTGGTGGTGGCGAACTCGTTTAACGCTTTGCAAATATCTTCATCACTCTCAGTCCAAAGACTATCAACTGCGTCTTTATCTTTCAAAAATTCCTCTGCCGTTTGTGTTTTCATAATCTACTGTTTAAATTCTTTAGCTAATTCTAAAAACTCTGATTCGGTGATTGGGGTATATCCTTCTAATTCGGTTGTAAAAACTAAAAACTCAGGGGAATTTACATTGTCAAAAGCAAATAAATTAACATCTTCATTTACATCAAATTCAAATGCTGTTTTATCATCCCATATCGGCAACCCATATTCCAAACAAATTCCTTTCAACCTATCAGCTTGTTCCTGACTTGTAACTGTGACGTAAACGTCGTAAATTGATTTCATAGTTAGTTGTTATCTTTTGTTAGTAATAAAAGACAAACATCATCTTTAGTAAGAAATTGATAATCATCTTTTAAATAATCATTTAGGTAATCTAACAAATCTTGTTTAGTTGGATAGGTAAAAACAAGACCATCCCCAAAAACATTAACAAGACCATATTTTCCTTTTACTCCACAACCAAAATAACACACTTGGTAAGAGTGTTTTTTGACAGACCCTAAGTGTACTCGGTTGTCTAATAATTTTTTTCTACAAGTAACAAACGTTCCAGCAGATAAATTGTCTAATGTAAATAAGTTTTTCATAATCTTAAGTTTTAAAGTTTCCTCAAATGTAGGTATTAATTTCAACACTTACAAATTTTAGGTGTTATTTAGAATGAGTTTAAATAACTTGCAATGCTATTAGAATAGTTTTTGCTGTGAAACGTGGTTTTTAATTCTTTCAACGGCTTTATTATAGTAGTCAACATCAAGTTCGCAACAAGTCAATTCAAATCCGTAATCGTGACAAGCTATTGCGATTGAACCTGAACCGAGATGAGTGTCGAGTATTTTATCGCCTTGTTTGGCGTATTTATCTAATACCCATTTGTAAAGAGCAACGGGTTTTTGTGTTGGGTGTATTGTTTGTTTACCACTAAATGGTTCATTATAAATAACGGGTTGATTATATCCTACATTTTGACCTCTTTTAAACCCGTCTTGAAGCAAAGGCACTATTTTTAATGGTCTTTTAAATGAAGTCCAAGCCATTTCTCCATCTGAACGAGTTTCTAATAATTGCAATTTATTCCAAACCAACCAAGAATTTATTAACGGCAATGGGAAATAATTACCACCCCAAATAATTTGTTCTTTTGAAACTCTAAATAATTCTTTAAAATATTGTTGATTCGGGATTTCGTTATCCCAATCTTTAGATTTTAAAGTTCCTGCCTGAACTATGCTGTTTTTTCTTCCTTTTATTTTTCTATTTGAAACTGTTTGTTTACTCGCACCAATCCCATAAGGCGGGTCAACAATTGCTAAATCAAAATAATTATCAGGATAACGGCTCATTAAAGCCATGTTGTCCTCGTTTGTAATCGTTATTTTATCTGTTATATTCATATCTTTTTATATTAATTGCAATGCTATTAGAATAGTTTTTGCTGTGAAACGTGGTTTTTAATTCTCTGTATTGCTTTGTCGTAGTACTCTTTATCAAGTTCACAACAAGTCAATTCAAACCCGTAATCGTGGCAAGCTATTGCTATTGAACCTGAACCTAAATGAGTGTCGAGAATTTTATCACCTTGTTTTGCGTATTTATCAAGAAGCCATTTATATAATTTAATTGGTTTTTCAGTAGGATGAAAAGTATTTTGAGAAATTAATTGTGCTCTATTTATTTCGACTTGACGTGTAACCACTTCGAAAGAAGTCCAAGCCATTTCGCCATCACTCATTGTTAAATCATTTTGTCCTTTGTACCAAAATATCCACGCTTTTGTAGGTTTTAAAAACTGAGTAAAATAATTACCTCCCCAAATAATTTGATTTTTACTAACTCTTTTCAATTCATTAAAATAATTTTCTGAAGGTATTGAATTATCCCAATTTTTTTGTACGTGTTCTTTTCTATTATGCTTAGGATTTTTACTAATACTTTTCTTTTGTCCGTCAATACCTATCCCATAAGGCGGGTCAACTATTGCTAAATCAAAATAGTTATCAGGATAACGGCTCATTAAAGCCATATTGTCTTCGTTTGTTATTGTTATTTTATCTGTTATTTTCATATCTTTTTATATTAATTGCAATGCTATGTATCGGTATTGTGGGTTTTTCTTAAACTCTAACCACTCGGAATAAGTAGCTTTTTTATCGAAGTGCTGACCGCTTTCTTTGTGAAACGCCCGAATGATTAAAGGGGTGTTTAGGGGTAAGAAAGTAACGGTTTTATTTTCGGTTTTCTTTGCCATCAGTCTAAATATATCCCAATTCGTAAATTATAAATGTTTCGTAAAAACCGTCTTGTGTCAGCATCGTAAACCTCGTTTTGTTCTTTTAACTCTTTTACAATTTCCCTTGCGATTTTAATTTTGTCTTTAATTTCATAAATATGTAATTTAAGCTCTTTGTAGACACTTTTAAGGTTTAAAACATAGTCTTTATAGTTTTCCCCGTAAAGTTGGCTTAAACCGTTTAAAAAGTTGATTTGGTCACCTGACAAGTATTGATTAGCATAAACACTTTGAGCAAAAATATTATTTAGGTTAAATCTTAATGCGGGTGTACTGCCAACGGAGTAGAAATGTCCAGCATCAAATTTGGCGTTTAAAGGTTTTAAAGTAGAAATACAAACTTGGTCTTTGTCAATTAACCTAACTATTGTGTTAATCTCTTTTTGCAGTTCCTTTTCGTAATCGCTTTTAGTTTTTACGTTCTCTTTCATTTCCTTAGTCTTTTGCTTTTGAAACGATTTTAACTTTAGGCTTACTTTAGGCAAAAAAGACTTTTGATAAATTACTTTCCCTCTCTCGTCGTTATGGTAGAAATCCCAAAGACAGCTATTGCATAACCCGTATGTTAATTTTATAGTTGAATTACCACAACCATCAAAACCTTTTGCTTTGTTTATTCCTTTAGTGCAAGTTTTTAGTTTTTCCATTAAAATAACTTTTGTTGTGAAACGTGGTTTTTAATTCTTTGTATTGCTTTGTCGTAGTACTCTTTAATAAATACCTAATTTTATTTTAGATATTACTCTTTGACTAACATTATAAATTTTTGCTATGTCGTTTTGAAAAATACCTTTAGATAATAAATCAATAATTTCTTTTTGTTGTTTAATATTTATTTTCTTTTGTTTTAAAGAAATTTTTTCTCTATGTTCTTTAGTGTGTTTCTTGCCAGTATTAGCTAATACCGAAGCCTTTTTAAAATTTGGATGCAAACCTCTTTTTTTAGCTGATTCGCTCATTTTAATAATTGTTTCTTTTGAGTATTTTCTACCTAAAGAATTTTGTTTCCCTTTTCTAAATTTAGATAATTTTTCAGATTGTTCTTTTGTTATTTTTATTCCTAAAGTACTACCTGCAATTTTAGATATATTGTAAAATGGATTTAAAGTATCAATATAAAATTGCTCTCTAATTATTAAACTTTCTTTTTCACATAACTCAATACATTCAAAATATATATTTTCAATCCCGTATTTATTTACAAATCTTTGTAACTTTAAATTACAATGTTTGTTTTGTTTTAAATGAGTTAAATGTGTGTGCATTCTATTATAAAGGTTTATTGCTGAACCTATATAAAATCTATTATTAATTTTTGTTTTAATAATGTAGATGCCTGACTTATTTTTAAATGATATATCCATAAAGCAAATATACAAAAAATACTCTAAATCTAATTAAAATTCTAATTTAATTTGCGATATATGATTTTTAATTCTTTCAACGGCTTTATTATAGTATTCAACATCAAGTTCGCAACAAGTCAATTCAAATCCGTAATCGTGACAAGCTATTGCTATTGAACCTGAGCCTAAATGCGTGTCGAGGATTTTGTCGCCTTGTTTGGCGTAATATTTTAAAATCCATTCATATACATATATAGGTTTTTGCGTGGGGTGTATTCTCTCTGTTTGATTACTTTCTTTTGCGTGTGAACCAAACCAATCTTTTTTAATTTTTTTTGCGACTTTATCAAATGAAGTCCACGCTAGTTCTCCATCGGCATAGTTTTCCATAGGTTGGTTTTTGTCCCAAAAAAAATAACACCTTGTATTTCCTAAATATTCAAAAAAGTAATTGCCTCCCCATACGATTTGATGTTTTGAAACCCTTTTTAATTCATCAAAATAATCTTTATTAGGTATAGAACTGTCCCAATCTACATCTCTATAAATTTTTGTGTTTTTACTTGTTCCGCTTTTAAAGTTTTTACCACCCGCTCCAATACCATAAGGAGGGTCGCAAATCGCAAGGTCGTAAAAATTATCGGGCGTACGTCTTAATAAGTCCATACAGTCCTCGTTTGTAATTGTTATTTTATCTGTAATTTTCATAATATATTATTTGTATTGTTTATCAAATATGTAATTAAATTTTCTTTGCAACTCTATAAAAAAAGTTGTTTGTTTTGGCGAACCGTTGTAAAACTTTTCCAATACTGGTTCGAGTACTTTTTGAAATTCCCTTGCTTTGTCTTGTATTGATTTTGTTTGCGGTGTTGGTTGCTTTGTTGGTTCGTCTATTTCTGTGATTAACAAATCGGTTAATACAAAAATCTTTGCAAGTTTCTTTTGTGTTTCTTTATCCATATTAAAATTATATTTTATTGCTTTTGTTAAAATGGCACGTCTGTATCATCATCACTACCAAACGGTAAATCGTTATCGAAAATAGTCTTTACATCTTCTAAGGCTATCATTGGAAACGGTGCTGTTTCTATTTCGATAGGCTGTTTTACTTCTTTAGTCTGTATTAAATTACAGTCTTGTGGATTACTTCCTTTGGCATAATAACGCCCTGATGGTTTATGATAGCAATACTCAACTGTTTCGCCAATAGTTCCCTGAAAACTGTATTTCGTTTTTAAGTTTGTAAAAGTGGTAAAACTTTCCTCTCCAAATGTACGGTAAATTGAATAACCATCGTGCGTTTGATTTCTAAAATCGGCACTACCTGAAACATCGTATAGAGTTGGCTTTTCATAAACTCCATTTTCTTTTTTCATTTTTGTAGGGTGAGCAATAACGATAATTAAAACGTTGTTTTGTTGTGCAAACTGAGTAAGGCGTGAAAGAGTGCGCCCGATGTTTTCCCTTTCGCTTTTGTTTCCCGTAAACTCTACTTTATTCCACGCATCAACTACAAAAATGTTTATCCCAAAAGAATATATTTGCTCTCTAAACTTTTCAAAAATCCAATCCCAAGTGGCAAACTCTCCATTTTCAGGACTTGTTAAATATAACTTTTGATTTGCCCAATCGTGAAATTGCATAACTTCTAATTTGCTACATCGTGGCGTTCCGTCAATCTCAAAGAAATAGTTTTTACCGATTACCTTTTGCACAAAAGTACTCATATGTAATTCCATTGGTAAATGCTCAGGACTAAAAAAACTTGCCTTAATATCGTTTTCAAGTAAGTAATTTAAAACAAGCCATTCTGTAAAGTTAGACTTACCGTGTGACGGTATTCCCGTTCCAATACATAAATGCCCAAACATTAATTTAAAAATGTTGTTTAAGTTCCCAAATGAACGGTTTTTAACTTCTAAACAGTTAGGCAAACCATCATTGTAAAGGTCGAGCATTTTATCGATTAAATCGGTAGTGCTGAAAGTTCCTGAAACGGGATATTTCTTTTTGTTGTGTATTGTTTTTTCAAGTACACCACTAATTAAATCATCATTTGCATCTTTACCGTCGAATATAACTCTTTCGCATCTGTAACGCCCTAACCTTTGCGCTATCTTTTCAGCTACTACATTCCCGCTTTGGTCGTTATCAGTACAAATGTAAAACTTCTTTACATCCGATAAATAAGGCTCTGAATTTATCCAATAGTTGTCGTTATCGTTTGCGCCTGATGGCAAAGAAATGGCGTTTTTAATTCCTATTTCGTAAAGTGCTAAAACATCAAACTCGCCCTCAACTATATAAACTTCATCTTCTCCGATTATTGAGTTGATATTGTAAAGTATAGGTTTTCCGTTTTTGCTTTGCGTAAATTTCTTATCTCCTGAACGGTACTTTTTATTTACAACTACATCGCCCTCAAAAAAGTTAAAAACAATATTATTTACTTCTTTGCTTAATTGCGGTTGGTATTGCTTTTCCTCTGTGATATTAAAAGCCTTTAATGTATACTGTTGTATTTTTCGGCTTTCGCAATACTTAACTAAAGAATCCGATAACTGAGTGTAATTTTGCCAAGTTTGCTCAGGTAAAGTGTAATTACTTTGTACTACCGATTTTTCTATGCTATCACGAAAAAACAACGCTTCACATCCAATATTGTGGCATTTCGCAAAACCTTTATTAAAATCAACCGACAAAGATTTGTCTTGTTTGTTTCGCCTTGTTTCGTGACAAATAGGGCATTTTAATTTTTTTAAGCCCGTTGTATGGTTTGTTTGGATTAAATCCCAATTATGTATATTACTCATTAGTACGGACTGTCTATAAATGTTTTCTTAATTTTGTTTTCCTCTTTAAACCAAACGGCTTGCATTTTCTGTTTCCAATTACGGACTTTAGTTCCTTTGCTATCTTTCCAATCAGCAACCGCATAATAGTTAAATGCTTTTTTGCCTGATTCTTTAGTATAGCCATTTTCAAAAAAATAGTTTTCGACTTCAAAAAGTTGTGGCGGGACAAATACTTTATCTCTTCTTTTCTTATCTTCTTTTATCTCCTCTTCTCTTATGGCATCGTTTTCGCATTGCGGATTTAATGCGGTCGCATTGCGCTCGCTTTCAGCCTTTAATTTACGGTACTTTTCCCAACGTTCTTTTGCGTTTTTACTGTTTTGTTTGCTTGTGTCTTCAAAATCACTTAACTGCTCATTAAGAAAATCAATACATACAAAATCATTTTCGACGGTAAAAATACCCTCTTTAATAAGCGAATCAAATGCGGTCGCATTGCCAGCGCATAACTTTTGTATTGCCAACTTTAAAGGCACATCTCCAAGTCTTGACCAATACATACTGCATAAGTCAATAAACAAACCTTTATCTTCACGGGAAAACATTTGTATATTTCCATTTTCCCATTGGTTAGGTTCAAATTTAAAATAAGGTAATTCCTTAGCCATTGTTAACCTCGCTTTCTAAGTAAGATATTTGCTTTCTTACTTCTTTAGCAAATTTAATAGCCGTTTCTTTATCTAATGAAATCATTGATAAATGGCTACCATTTAAAATTAAGGTTAATTCGTTGAAGTTGTTTGCGTAAACTTCTAATTCATCTTCATTCGTTTCGCTTCTTTCAGTTCCTTGAAAGATTAATTTAACGTTTGCCATAATACTAACGGTTTTAAGATTACCGATAACTATTAAGTTATAAAATGCACAACTCCCAACAATTCGCCTTAAGTAGAGAGGGCATCCTTGTTAGGAGTTGGTATAATATTTT